GTGGAAGGACAACATGGTCCGCGCCGGAGAAATCGCCGACGCTATCCGCGAGATTCAAGACCCGGCAGAGCGTCAAAAGGCAATCAACGAATTGCCAAAAATCACGCGTGAGCATGTCCGAGTCCGCGTGGCTTTTGAACGCTTTGCCGTAGAGCGGGCTATTGCCGAATACGCGACTGAAATCCGGCGCAAAGCCAAACAGAACGGAACTACTCTGACCCGGCAAGACGCGATCGCCTTGGCCAAGGCCGACACCGACACTATTTCCCGCAAGGCTTCGGACTTGGTGCTCCGTTATCTGACCGTTGCTGATCAAGACGCATACCGCTTCTTTGTCCAAGGGCGCAGGATTCCGGGGCGCAGGGATTTGGACATCATCAAGGTGCGTGGCCAGATTCCCAAGGAGCTTCGCGAGTTCTGGGGCGAGATCAAAAACGCCGAGACCAACTTCACTCAGACCACCGGCAAGATGGCCGCGTTCATGGCTCACCATGATGTGGCCACCGAGCTGCTTAACAACGGCATCGCCGAGGGCTACATCTGGAAAGCCGGAGTCTCAAAAGACCCTAATCCGAATCCCGAATACGTCCCGCTGATTCCCAAGGGCACGGCCAGCCCCGACTCGATCTCCCCGCTTTATGGAGCTTACGGTCCGGTCGAGTTGCGCGACGCATTGGTGCAGATGACACAGCCTCAGAACACGGCGGGCTGGGCGCGGTTCATGAGCTTCATGACCGCCATGGCCATGGCCATGAAGACGATTGGCTATGTGCCGCGTTCGTTCGTCCGCAACTTCCTGGGTAACCCGCTGATCGTTCTCGGGCGCGGGCTTTACAATCTCAGCGACCCGCTCTCCATGGGCAAGGCCCTGGCCGACGGATTCCGAGTGGCCCGACTTAATGCCGGTCTTGGAGGCAACACCGCGTATCAGGCGCTCCGGGAGCGCGCTTTGGAACTGGGCGTCATCGGCGACAACGTCCGGGGAACCCTGCTCAAAAAACTTTATGAGGAGTCTACCGAGGGCGAGAAGATCAATGAACTTCTCAAGCGTTCGGAATTTGACTCGGCTTTGGAAAAGATTGGCGTCCGCACCGGTCAAGCTGTCTACAAGGGGGCCAGTAAACTCGCGGACATCTACCAGGGCGTCGACGACATCTGGAAAATGTATGCATGGGAGATGGAGCAAGCCAAACAGAAGGCGGCACATCCGACTTGGAACAAGACGCAGATCGAGGAAGCAGCGGCTGAGAATGTCCGCAACTTGGTTCCAACCTACAGTCTATCTCCTGACCTGACACAACGCATTCGTCGCGTCCCGCTTTTTGCTCCGTTCATTACTTGGACGAGCGAAATTCTGCGCACGACCGGCAATAACATTACGTTGGGTAAACAGGAGATCGCAGAGGGCTACCGCACCAACAACAGTGCCATGATCAAAAACGGTGCGTCGCGACTGGCGGGATTTTTGGTTGCCACGTCAGTTCTCCCGGCGTTTGCCATGGCGATGAAAGCGGCGCTTGGCTACGACGACGAGGACGAAGAGGCGGTGCGCACGTCTTTGCGTGATTGGCAGAAGAACGCGCAGTTGATTTTCTTGGGAGCCAAGGACCAGGGCAAGGTAAGTTACTTGGACCTGAGTTACTTGGACCCGAACCAGGTGTTCGTGGAACCCATGATCGCGGCATCCCGGGCGTTCAAATCGGGAGATAATCCGTTTACTGCTTGGGCTTCGGAAACCCTGCGCCCTGTCTACTCCGAGCAGTTGTTCATTGGTGCGATGGCGGACATCATGCGCAACCGCACCGCCGACGGGCGTCCGATTGTCAACGAGCAGGACACTACCGCCAACCAGCTCTACGGAAAAATGATGCACGCGGTAGAGGCCATTGGTCCTGGAACTTTGGTTACCACGATTCCAAACATGGTCAGCGGCATTCAGGGAGACATTTCTTCCTCCGGGAAGGTTTACAGCTTTGGCGACGAAGTCTACAGCGCCGGGTTTGGTCAGCGTATCTCCGAGTTGGATTCACAGACTACACTGCGCCAGGCAGCCGGAAAATTTATGTCGGGCAATGCGGAGGCGACGCGTTTACTCAGCGACACCCTGTTGAGCCGTGGGACTGTGAGCGTTGAGGATATTCCGGCGGCCTACGAAAACGCTAACCGCGCCAAACGGGAACTGTTTGAAGATCTGCGTAAAAACTACCAGTCGGCAATTCAGCTCGGTATGCCGAGACAGCAAGCCGTACTAACCCTGCGCAACGCCAAGATTTCTCAGGACATGGTGGCGCAGGTGGTCAACGATCGCTTTGTTGAGTATGCGCCTACAAAGCAGACGTACCAAGAAGTGCTGACGCGCCCCAACGGACGCGAGCGGCTACAGACTTTACAGAACTACCTACTTCAAAAGCGAAAGAAGGATCGGGATCAGAACGAAGGGCAGGATGAATAGAGAGCACACGATGGCAGCGCCGATCAGAGCCGTGGTGAAAGCCCAAGTTATATACAGTATTTTCATAGTTTATGTTGCGTTTATTGCGTAGGGATATTGTTCCCAAGGAAGGATGGACTTACGTCCAAGAGTCCACGGGAACAACGATCAAAGGTAAGAGTTGGAACGAGCTGGTCTCCAGAGTCAGGAACTACCGCATCGCCAACGGCATCGCGCTTGGCCAGAACTTCATCGAGAAACTCGGCGAAGAGGTTTGCCGACAACAGAGGTGGGGAAGTCCGGTCTGCGAGGAACAGGAACCGCCACCGCCGCACCGCCGCCAGATCAGCCTGAGCGATGTAACCAACTTTTTGAAAGTCCTGAAACACTGGATGCTGAATAGCCCGACCTTGGTCGACTCGACCGAGGCCGACCGCCGGGCGGCGATCTGCGCGGCGTGTCCCTACAACGTCGAGGCCACCGGCTGTTTCGGCTGCACCAATGTCGCCGGGATGCTCTTCGACGTGATCAAAGACCAGTCCACGCCGTATGACGGGGAGCTGAAGAACTGCCAGGTGTGCGGTTGTGTGAATCGGGCTCAAGTGTGGGTGCCTCGGGAAACATTGGATCAGGGGGTAAGTCCGGAGATGCGGGAAGAATTTCCCGCACATTGTTGGAAGAAGTGAGTCGGCGGTAGTTGTCGACGGCGTTGACCCAGGAGAACTCTAAAGGCGCGTTCCATTCACGCGCGGGAGGAAAATTCCAGGGGTAGGGGCGCGGATAGGAGGTGCAACCGCTTGTGATAAGTGTTGCTGATATTATCCAATGCTTCATTGCACCCAGTCTTCCGGGACCAAGGTATCGAACTCTCGGCCGTCCATTGGATTGCCGTAGATCCTGATATCTTCGGAGAAAAAGTGTTTGACTATCCCAGTGTGATGTAGCCGAACGACCCAGACCGAGTTAACGCCGGTCCCCGTCGAAACAATGCCGTAGTCGACGAAGAGGAAAGCGTCGCCTTGCCCGAGCGGAGTGTGTACCGAGATCGGCGCTTTGAACTCGTAGATCATTTATAAGGAAGCGGAACGCAGACGAAGGGCCTCGGCTACGTTCCTCGCATGAGCATCAGCCACGACGAATTGCCCATCCTGCTCCTGCTAAATTTCATGTGGTACAAGTGTTTGGATCTCCGCCTCGTGCGCCCCGAGCCCGTCCCACGAGCGGAACTGGCGGACGTAGACGGGATCTCCATGCGGGTCGCGCCAGGTGAATTTGTCGCGGTGTTTTTCCCAGGCGTATGCCCCGAGGACGTTGAACTCCGAGAAGCTGCGGTAGGGACGGCCAACGATGTAGCTTTCGAGCGTCTGCCCGTGGCGCTCCTCCAAGAACTTCCGCACTTCGGCGTAAAGCCAGCGAGGGTAAACAAAGGGATGCCGACGCATAAACTCGTGCTCGGGCACCCAGCCCAGGACTTCGGAAACGATGGGCTGCCAGGGTTCGCGGCCGACTTTGTCGTAGGACTCGTAGTAAACGATGGGCCTGCCATCGACTATGAAATCCGAAGGCGTCAGCCTGGCGGTTAGCAGGGTATCCGAGTCCCAGTGCATGATGTAGTCGGCGTCAGAGTAGGTGTCGGCCAGGAGCTTGGTGATTTGCTGGCCGAGGTAGTCGTCGACGTAGTTTGGACACTCGTAGATCTTTTCGGCGGTCAGGTGCGACAGAAGGTGTTTGTCACCTTGGGGCACGACGATATGGATCTGACGGAATCCCGAGCTACGTGCGTGCAGGGTGGACAGGGCGTGGCCGAGCCACTCGAAATCGCCGCGATAGGAACGGATGACTATGTCTGTGACGGGGTGCATAGGATATCGTATTGAGGCCCCTCCGAAGCGGGGTGCGACGTTGTTGCGTATCCGAAGTAATCGCGGACAAGGGACAAAAGATTCGGCACAGACCGGCCTCTCCTTTCGAGAGCCGCTTCGTTTACCTCGATCCACATAACCGGTCGGTGCCGCTTGATGGTATCCATGGCTCCGATCAGAGCTTCGTACTCGCAGCCTTCGATATCGAGTTTCAGGAAGTCACAGCGACGCAGGTTCAGGGAATCAAGGGTAAAAAGATGGGTATCGCCTTCGTCGCGTCCGACATGACTTGCCCCGGCATTTGGGTCGAATTTGTATTCGGCGAAATACTCGTGGTCCGACAAACCGGCGTTGAAGGTCACTGCTTCGGGGCAGTTGTGGTAGAGGCAGGAGTAAGCCGCAGGATTTGGTTCGAAGGCGTAGACTTTGCCTTCAGGACCTACGGCTTTGAGGTAGGCGATTGTGTGATCGCCGATGAAGGCCCCACCGTCAACTACCCAGTCGCCCGGGTTTATGTGCGGCAGTATCAGACCAAGAGAATAGTCATCATGGTCGAGTCGGCGTGACTCTTGGACCCACTTCGAAATATGAGTGTCGCCCTCCAAAACGGCGATGTTGTTTTCCAGGATTTTCACAATGGCATGTCTATGTAGACGGGGGTTTTCTCTCCAACGTAGGCGCAGCCGATGTTGAAATCGAAATACTCTCGGGCTTCATCGGCGGACATATCTTGCTCCAGTACCCGGAGGACTTTTTCTGTATTGTAAGCGACCACCGATTGGCCTCCGGCTCGCTCGGCCACTCCGAGAATAGCCGCATCAAACTCGGGGCCGTCCATGAATAGGAGGTCTTCCCCATAGATTTCGGACAATCTTTCACGGATTTGCGTCACTTGATTCCGGCAAACTCGGTAAACTTGGTCGACGCCAGTTCGCGGGCTCGGCGTTCGACGCGCTGTTCATATTCTGTCCAGAATTCTGTCCAGGTCTTGCGGACCGTCCACGAGACCCCGACGCCGGTGAACACGCCAATAGCCCAAGATACCCAGTGGATGTCGCCTTCGTTCATCGTGTCGCCAGGAGATAGAGCCCCGCGTTACTGAAGGCATAGCCAGAGTAAGCGACGCACATTCCGACGTTGCCTTTCCAGCCTTGCTCAAAAGCAACGTAGGCGTAGATGAGACCGGTCAGGATGATCAGCGGCCCGGACATCGGAGTTAGACCAAGGCGCGACCTTTGATCAAAATCCGGACGGCGGCTTTGATCATGATCCAGGCCAGCACGAACCGACCCTGGATGGTCAGTGCATGGGCGAAGAACGAGGTAGCCTCGGCAGTCACCGGGATTGTGGTTTTGGGTTTAGCAGCCGCTTTGCGTCTGCGTTGTTTGGGTTTGGCTTGTGTTGTCATAAATCCAGTTTCTTGCGAGCTTCGGTGTATAAAAACTGAGTCACGTTGGCGTGGGTCTCTTCGTCTTTACTCCCGACGTCTTTGAGAAATTTTCGGGTGACGTGGACCAACTCGTGAACCAGAGTTCCGAAGGTCCCGTCGTGATGGCACTCGGGCCATTTGTATAGATGGATAAACGCGTAGCAGCAGTTGGTGATGGCCCAGCCATTGGTGTCGGTCAGATCTCCCGTCGGCTCGACATCGCAACTGCGCTCGCATTCAGCTTTAGCTGAGCGCAATGTGCCGCCGACCTGGATGCGGACAACCAGGCCAAAGGTCTTCTCTCGAAGCGTGACGCGACGGGCACGGCTCATAGGCAGCTTTTGAAAAGCCAGTAAATACTCCCCCAAAAAACAAAGTTGGACATGACCAGCAGCACGAAAGCCACCAGCACGCCGACCCAGAATTCAACTATGTCGGGTCTCTTCATAAATAAGGTGCCAGGCTTCCAGGCAGTCGTGGTGGTGATGGGCCAGATCCAGATGGGTCGTCTCGACACGGTCCACGGGAACAAGGAACCAGTGGTTCAGGGGTGTCACGTAAGCGGCGATGAGGTCGCAGTCTTCCGGCGAGTATGCTCCGGCAGATCGTCGGCCGTATTTCAGGTTAATGCGATACCGGCCCCGGGAGTCGGCTTTATGGCAGCTCTTGACCTGGATGCGCCGCAGACCCTCGGGGGTATCTACAACCACGTCGTATTTGCTGTCGTCGCCGAACGGCATGTTCACTTTCCAGCCGCGTTTCATGCACTCCGCCATGAAGAGTAATTCATTTTTACTCCCTTGGTGTTTCCAGTTGGTCGCATGATCCTGCGGCACAAAATTAACGGAGCTGGGAGTAGGCGTCGGGCGGGCGACCGAAGAAGTCTTCTTCGCACGAACTCAACATCGTGATGGCAAATACCGTGGCGAAAACAGCTACGATGATAGTAGCGAACTGCTGCACGTCGGCTCTTGTCATTTCATACTCCTGTTGGCGGACTTCCCGATCACGCGCAGATTGGATGCTGCATTGTGTAGACCACTGACGTGATGCACGTCTTTGCCGTCTCCTTTGCGCACCTTGCCCTCGGCTTCGAGTTTGCGGCGCGCGGCGTTTCGGATGGCCCGCCGCTTTTTCTGCTCCTCGGTGCCCTGGTAATTCTCGTATTCGGAAGCGTAGTCGCGTGCGCTCACGGTGTAAGGATGGTCGGCTCGATTACGATCTCGGGCTCAGGCTTCGAGTCCTGCAGATCCGGCAGCTTCTCCATGCTGTTGAAGTGCATGACTGCGTCGGCGATCTTCAGGCTGACAACCGCGAGAGCACTGATCTCCCAGCCTTTGTCGTCTTGTTGTGATGCCAGCAGTCCCTGAAGGGCGTTGCCTGCCAGCGTTAGTCGTTGTTGGGTTTTATCCATAAAAGTTAATGCGCGTTATCGACGAATGCGCGCCCCTCGCTTTCCCTCACGTATGTCCCACTCGCGTGTTTTGAAGCCCCGGATGCGCGTCCCCCGGGAATCTATCGAGAGCTACGAGTGTTGATGATGTCAGTAGAACCATCGCTGCGGAATATGTAGCCTTTGGTAACATCTGCTTTATCGGTAGCATGAAAGCATCACCTCCTTTCTGTGTCTGGTAGACGTCAGGAGATGTTGTTTATGCAGCCTCCTTCTGCAAATTAGGGTTGAAGCCCATGGCTTCGAGAATGCTCGACGCCTTGTTCTTGAGTTCAGTGCGGCTGTCTTCGGACTCGCGGATGTCGTCGATGTCGAAGGGTGTGATCTCGCGCATGACGCGCTGGCGAAGATTTTCTAACTCTTGATCCTTGGTCACGTTGAGCGCCGGGATCAACTGGCACAGCTCGCTGAGATTGCTGAGCAGGGAACCGTGGATGCGGTTACCCTCCTTCTTGGCGGACACTTCGGTCATGCGCTTGACGATGTGTTCGAGCCGCTCGCTGAGTCGGCGATACAGATCGTTGCGCGCTTCGCTGACCGCTTCGGCCACGCGCAGATCGGCGTTGGCCCGCAACTCGGACATGGCCTCTTCGGGCATGTCGTCGAGTCGGAAGTCGCGGCTGTCGGGCAGCGGCGTGTAGTTCACGTTGATGTAGAACTTGGTGCGCACCGTCGAGAGCGGCGGGTAGTCCTTGGGATTGGCCAAGGCCCCGAGCTGGAGCTGGGCGCGGTCGCGATGCGTTTCGTACTGCGAGCAGAACTGATCAACCAGCGAGTTGAAGCTGGCGATGCGTGCGCGGAGTTGATCGGTGAAGGCGTCCCACTGCGCGACCGGAAGCAGACGGAATGATTCGTCGTTCCACGGAAGAGTTTGGGTGTAGACCCATGCACGCAGGGCGGAGCCTGCGGCTTGGATCGGTTTGATTGCCTCGTCGGGCAGAATGTTTTTGACGAACGCTCCGGCATTGGCGGAAGCATTCTTGCTGATGAGGACCTCGCGTGTAACGCTGCGGTCCAGTTTCTTGGGGTTAAAGAGCCCGATGTTCAGGCTTACCAACATTGCTTGGTTACGAATGTTGCTCATGGTGTGATCTTGTGTTGTTGTGTTTGGGTGTTTGTCACCTGTATGCGGGAACAGTATATCCCCGGTTCAGGGTGTCAAGGGGTTATTTTTTCAGTGGGTTATCGACTCCAGTAGCCGCAGGAACTTCTCGTAAAGATGAGGTTCGATATGCAGCACGGTGTATTTGGATGTGCTCTCCTCCTCGACATAGTCTGCGTTGAGCAGGATGTGGGTGGACAGGGTTTGAAGATTGGAAGTTAGTGTATTCATAAGGATTAAAAATCCCCGCCTACCGTGGTTTGCCAGCAACGGGCGGGGGCGTTGTTCAGAAAGGCCTTACTGTCCGTAT